CGGAGCTATCTGCCCGCGAAGAACTGGACGGGATAGCCCACACCATCACCGATTTGTGTGAGATGACCGGCACCACCCTGCAGGTGGACCCCTCTGATGTCGAAGAAGGCAAGAAAATTGCCAAGGACATCATCCAAAACCCTAAAACCCGCCCGAATTACAATGCATTACGGGACAGTACTAAGGCGGTACTGGCCGGAATGGTGGCGAAATACGACTTTGAAGTGGTCGAAGACCTCGTCCAACTGAAGAATTTTGTCGTAAACGCCCTTCTTGATGAGTACAACAGCGCCTCAGAGAGCAAAACCCGTATTCAGGCGCTCTCCAAGCTCGGTGAAGTGGACGGTGTAGACGCTTTCAAGAAGCGAACCGAGACCACCCACATCATTAAGCCCATCGAAGAGGTGGAAAAAGAGCTTATGTCGGTGCTGGAGGGTATCGAGTACAGGGTAATCGAGGAAAAGGAGGTAGTGGGTGGTTAAGTTGGCCGCTAAAGAGACGGTGCAGGACCGTCTTTCGTACTGTGATCCCTGCGAACACAACAAATTAGGCATCTGCAAACAGTGCGGATGCATTATTCAGGGGAAAACCCGACTTGCTGACACATCCTGCCCGCTGGGATGGTGGGGCAAGGAAGAATTTGGCCTCAAGTCGTTGGTTGAAGACTAAAACTAGTGCAACTAACCGCTGAAAACCTGCAAAAACTGAAGTTGGCGCTGCCAAACCTACCGGACAAAGAGAAACGGCGGGTGGCGGAGCTTCTGAAACAGTACCAAAGCCAGATTACACAGAAGTTGGGCAAGGATTCTTTCTTAGACTTCATCCACCATGTTTATCCCGGCTACAAAGTAGGCCCACATCACCGCCGCCTTGCCAAAATCTTCGAAGAGATAGCCGATGGGGTAAAAAAGCGCGTAATTGTTAACATTGCCCCACGACATGGTAAGTCTGAGATGATTTCTTACCTTGCTCCGGCGTGGTTTCTGGGTAAATACCCGCATAAAAAGGTGATCATGGCGTCCCACACCGCAGATTTGGCGGTGAACTTCGGTCGTCGGGTGCGTAACTTGGTCGGAGCGGAGACCTACCGTGACATTTTCCCTAACGTCGAGCTTCAAGCTGATTCGAAAAGTGCTAGTCGGTGGGGTACTAATTTTAACGGCGAGTATTTTGCTATCGGTGTTGGCGGTGCTCTCGCTGGTCGAGGCGCTGATCTGTTCATTATTGATGATCCCCACTCGGAACAGGAAGCTAAACAAGGCCGCGCAGACGTTTTTGAACCGGCTTGGGAGTGGTTCCAGTCAGGCCCCGTACAACGATTGATGCCGGGCGGTGCGATCATCGTGGTGATGACTCGTTGGTCCAAGATGGATCTGACGGGCAAGATCATCGACCACATGACTAAGAATGAAGAGGCGGATGAGTGGGAGGTCGTAGAGTTTCCGGCCATCCTGCACGATAAACCCCTCTGGCCTGAGTTCTGGGGTATTGATGAATTACTGGCTAAAAAGGCCAGTATGGACGTGCGGTATTGGCAAGCCCAGTACATGCAGGAGCCGACCTCCGAAGAGGGGGCGCTCATCAAACGAGAGTGGTGGCAGGTGTGGGAGAAGGATGACCCTCCGTCCTGCGAGTTCGTCATCATGAGCCTCGACGCCGCCCAAGAAAAGAACACCCGTGCGGACTTTAATGCCCTACTCACGTGGGGCGTGTTTAAGAACGAGAGCACGCAGAATTACAACATTATTCTGTTGAACTCAGTCAAAGAGCGACTGGAGTTTCCGGACCTCAAAGCTTTGGTACTGGAGCAGTACAAGGAATGGAACCCAGACAGCTTCATTGTGGAGAAGAAATCCAACGGTGCGGCTCTCTACCAAGAGATGCGGCGGATGGGTGTACCGATCAGTGAGTTCACGCCGGGTAAGGGTCAGGACAAGATCAGCCGAGTTAACGCGGTGACGGACCTGTTTTCGGCGGGTATAGTCTGGGTGCCCGACAGACGTTGGGCATGGGAGGTCGTGGAGGAATGTAATGATTTCCCCTCCGGGTCGAACGACGACTTGGTGGACGCGACCACACTCGCCTTACTGCGCTTTCGGCAGGGGGGCTTTATTAGGTTGCCATCGGATGAGCCGGAGCCAACGAAATGGTTCAAGAGCCACCGAGGCGCTGGGTTCTATTAGGAGATTTAAATGGCCGTCGATAAAAGTTTGATGGAGGCTCCCCAAGGCATCGCGGCTATGGCTGCGGAGATGGAGCCGATTGAGATTGAGATCGTGGACCCCGAAGAGGTCCGCATCGGCATTGATGGGATGATGATTGAGTTGGAGAAGGCAGAGCCTCGCGCTGAGGACTTTGATGCCAACCTCGCCGAGTACATGGGCGAGAACGAGCTACAGAGCTTGGCCTCTGAACTGATCGGCAACTACGAGCAGGACTTGGCTTCTCGCAAGGACTGGCTGGATACCTACGTCAAAGGTTTGAAGATATTGGGTATCCGATACGAGGATCGGACAGAGCCGTGGCCCGGTGCGTGTGGTGTGTTCCACCCGCTTCTCATGGAGAGTGCGGTCAAGTTCCAGTCTGAGACGATCATGGAGACGTTCCCGGCGATGGGTCCGGTCAAGACCAAGATTGTCGGCAAAGAAACCCCGGAGAAAAAAGCTTCGGCGATTCGTGTCGGCGATGACATGAACTATCAGTTGACTGAGGTGATGAAGGAGTACCGCCCGGAGCACGAGCGCATGTTGCTCAGCATGTCTCTCGCGGGCAACGCGTTCAAGAAGGTGTATTACGACCCGTCGTTGGGTCGGCAGACTTCGATCTATATCCCCGCTGAAGATATCGTGGTGCCGTACGGTGCTGCGAACCTTGAAACGGCGGAGCGTGTTACGCATCGGATGCGTAAGACTAAGAATGAGTTGTACAAGCTTCAGTACGCTGGGTTCTATCGGGACGTGGACTTGGGTGATCCGGTCCGGACGATGGACGAGGTTGAGAAGCAGAAGGCTGAAGATCAAGGCTTCAGCGCAAGCATGGATGATCGGTTCCAACTGCTGGAGATGCACGTCAACTTGGACTTGGCGGGCTATCCGGACGTGGATGATGACAACAATGAAACAGGGATCGCACTACCGTATGTGGTGACGATTGAGAAGGGTACAGGCACGGTTCTGGCGATTCGGCGGAACTGGAGAGAAGATGATGAACTCAAAGAAAAACGACAGCACTTTGTCCACTACGGATACATACCCGGATTTGGATTTTACTACTTCGGCCTTATTCACCTCATCGGGGGACATAGTAAGGCTGCAACCTCGCTCCTTCGACAACTTGTCGATGCAGGAACTCTCAGTAATCTCCCCGGAGGACTCAAATCTAGAGGACTACGAATTAAAGGAGACGATACTCCGATTGCACCGGGAGAATTCCGAGACGTAGACGTACCTTCGGGCGCGATCAAGGACAACATCCTTCCGCTTCCGTATAAGGAGCCATCGCAGACTTTGGCGATGTTGATGGATCGTATCGTCGAGGAAGGACGCCGCTTCGCTGCGGTGTCGGATCTGAAGATCAGCGATATGTCTTCGCAGTCTCCGGTTGGTACGACTCTAGCGGTCCTCGAAAGAGTCCTGAAGGTGATGACCGCCGTACAGGCTCGCGTGTACTACGCGATGAAGCAGGAGTTCAAGCTCCTCGCCATGATCATCCGAGACAATACGCCAGAGGAGTACAGCTACGAGCCGGAGGTCGGTAAGGCGAGTGCTAAGAAGTCGGATTACGACAACGTCGATGTCATTCCGGTATCTGATCCCAACGCGTCCACCATGTCGCAGAAGGTGGTGCAGTACCAAGCCGTATTGCAGTTGAGTCAGACCGCACCGCAGCTTTATGACCTTCCGTATCTACACCGTCAGATGATCGAGACTTTGGGCGTAAAGAACGTCGATAAGATCATCCCGATGCCGGACGATCAGAAGCCACGCGACCCGGTGACGGAGAATATGGACGCTATTACGGGCAAGCCCCTGAAGGCGTTTATCTATCAGGATCACGAGGCGCACATTGCGGTGCACATGGCTTTGGGACAAGACCCGAAGATGGCGCAGATGATTGGACAGAATCCGATGGCGCAGCAGATCACACAAACTCTGCAGGCGCACATCATGGAGCACGTGGCGTTCCAATACCGCCGCGAGATCGAGAAGCAGTTGGGTGCCAGCCTCCCGCCGCTTCCGCAAGACGAGAACGAGGAGTACGACCTGCCGCCAGAGATCGAGGTTCAACTATCTCAGATCAGTGCTGCGGCAGCAGCGAGACTCCTGCAGAAGGATCAGGCCGAAGCGCAGATGCAGCAGGCGATGCAGCAGATGCAGGACCCGCTTGTTCAGATGCAGCAGATGGATTTGCAGATCAAACAAATGCAGGCCCAGACCAAGCAGATGCAAGTGCAGATGGAAGCTCAGGCCAAGCAGGAAGAGCTTCGACTCAAAGAGCAGCAGATCCTGCTCGATGCAGCCGCCAAAGAAGACATCAACCGTCTCAGAGAAGCAGAAATCTCTGGGCGTCAGCAGCTTGAAGCCGCCCGTCTCGGTGCGGAGATTGAGCAGCACAAGGCGGAAGAGTCGAACTACCAGCAACTTGAAGGGACCCGGTTGGGCGTTGAGATTGCCAAGGCGAAGGACCAGCAGGAACAACGCCGGATCAATCCAATGGCTAGCAGTCCCAAATCGAGGAAAGAAGGCAAACCAAAGGAGTAATTAATGGGTTATTCAAACGCTCTGGAATACTTGGACTCAAAACTCCAAGACGAGCGCACATTGATCGTAGAAACGCTGATCCAAGGCAAATTGGATGAGGCGGAGTACAAAAGACTTTGCGGGGCGTTACAGGGTCTCGACCTCGCACGGAACCACATCAAAGACCTTGCAAAACGCTTGGAGCGCGACGATGAGTAATATTGACGTTGAGAAGACGCAGGAAGAAGCCAAAAAGGCATCGCAATTGCCTGACCCGAAGGGCTACCGAATTCTGTGTGCAGTACCGCACGTAGAAGAGGAGTACGAAGGCGGGATTATCAAAGCTGAGGACACCAAACGTACCGAAGAGATGACCACGGTTGTCTTGTTCGTTATCAAGATGGGTGACCTCTGCTATCAGGATAAGGACCGCTTTCCGACTGGAGCTTGGTGTAAGGAGGGCGACTTTGTGTTGACCCGCCCCTATGCCGGTACCCGGTTGGTCATCCACGGACGAGAGTTCCGCATCATCAACGACGACACGGTGGAAGCAGTTGTAGACGATCCCCGTGGCATCCGTCGCGTCTGAGGTAAAATATTATGGCTATTGAACAAACTGAATTTAAGTTCCCCGATGAAGTTGAAGAAAAATCTGAACAAAAACAAGAAGATAACGACGATATCTCTATTGAGATCGAAGACGATACCCCAACAGAAGACCGGGGCCGCGTCCCTATGCCCAAGGAGGTTGTAGAGGAACTCGATAACGACGACCTTGAGGAGTACTCCGAGAAGGTCAAGAAGCGCCTCTCCCAGATGAAAAAGGTCTGGCACGACGAGCGCCGAGAGAAAGAGCGGGCTATCCGGGAGCGTGAAGAAGCTCTTCGGTTTGTTCAGTTACGAGAGCAGGAGTTCAAACAGCTTAAGGAACGATCTGAGGTCGATAAAAAGGCTGTTAGAGATCACGCTATTAAGACCGCAAACGTCGAGCTTGGCGTTATTAAAGAACGGTTGAAACAGGCTTACGAGGCCGGAGATTCCGAACAGATCGCCAATGCTCAGGAGGCAATGACTGATATCAAGTTGCGCCTCCAACGTATAGAACATTTCGCACCTGCTTTACAAAAAGCAGAGGAAAGAGTAGAACAGCCTCAACAGGTACCGACGCCCCAAGTTGCTCCTGAGCCACAAGCGGACCCAAAAGCCGTTGCGTGGCGGGACAAAAATACTTGGTTTGGCGCAGACGAGGAGATGACTGCCCTCGCACTCGGCCTGCACGAAAAACTAGTCCGGTCTGGTGTAGATCCTCGTTCTGACGAGTATTACCGCCGAGTCGATGAGACTATGAAGAAGCGATTCCCGGAAGCGTTCAACGACGCCGAAGAGGAAGAGCCGACTCAAACGAAGCAGGCTCAAAAGCCCGCTCGCACAAAACCAGCCAATGTAGTGGCTCCGGTAACGCGGGGAACCGCGCCGCGTCAGGTCCGCCTGACACCGACTCAAGTTGCTATCGCCAAAAGACTGGGTCTGAGCAACGAACAGTACGCACGTGAACTTATGAAACTGGAGGCTAACTAAAATGGCTGAGAACAGACTCGCTCGTGAAATCGAGAATCGAGAGACCACGCAACGAAAGATGACGTGGGCCCCGCCCCAAACACTCCCTGAACCGGAGCCGCAAGAGGGTTGGGTATTCCGCTGGATACGGACCAGTATTATGGGTCAAGCAGATCCCTCTAATACGTCTGCAAAGTTTCGGGAAGGTTGGGAGCCGGTTAAGGCTTCTGAACAACCCAAATTGATGATGCAAGCTGATCCTAATGGTCGTTTTAAAGACAACATTGAGATCGGTGGTTTGTTGCTCTGTAAGGCCCCGTCTGAACTAATGAAGCAGCGTGATGGTTATTACGCCCAGCAAGCAAAAGCTCAGATCCAGTCTGTAGACAACAACTTTATGAGGCTGAACGACGAACGTATGCCCCTCTTTAACGAGAGGAAAACGACGGTCTCGTTTGGCAAAGGCAAATAAATTCACTTTTAGGAGTATCAAATGGCTTATCCCACTGTTGATGCACCTTACGGTTTGAAGCCGGTCAATCTGATCGGTGGACTTCCGTTTGCGGGTGCTACGCGACAGATTCCGATTGGGAGCAACTACGGCACCGCCATCTATAACGGCGATGTGGTTCAGTTGAACTCGTCGGGAAATGTCATCATCACGACCCTCCAGAACAACGCTTCGGCCGTTAACGGTGTCATTGGCGTGTT